GACAAATGTATTAGATGCAGTATTGGCGCAGTATGAAAAGAACACAGCGAACTTTGGCGAAGACAGAATGACACAAGAAGAAAGAATGAAAAAGTATTTCGCTTGTATCCTTTTGGACAATGAATCACAAGGACAACGTAAAGTACGTATCCTTCCAACTAAAGATGGTAGTTCACCTTTTAAAGAAGTGTGGTACCATGAAATTCAAATCGACGGGAAATGGACAAAATTGTATGACCCGGGTAAAAATGACAACGAACGTTCACCTTTAACTGAGGTTTACGAAGAGTTGGTATCAACAGGTAAAGAATCTGACAAAGAATTGGCAAAACAATACAGGTCACGTAAGTTTTACATCGTAAAAGTTATTGACCGTGACAAAGAACACGAAGGTGTTAAGTTTTGGAGATTCAAAGACAACTATAAAAAAGACGGAGTGTTGGATAAAATTATTCCAATTTGGAGAGCTAAAGGTGACATCACCGATGCTAACACAGGTAGAGACCTTATCATCCAACTCCAAAAATCAAAAACAAATGCGGGTAAAGCATACACTTCAATTCAAACAGTGATGCACGACGACCCATCTCCACTACATTCAGATGCTGAGATTATGAAGTCTTGGTTGGAAGATGACTTGGTGTGGGGTGACGTATATTCTAAGAAACCCGTAGAATACTTAGAAGCAATTTCACGTGGTGAAGTTCCAAAGTGGAACCCTGAAACTCAAAAGTGGGTTTATGGTGATGAGGCAATCATGACTATGGGTGGAAACAAAGAAATGAAAAATTCTTATTCAGACCCACAAGCAGGAGCAGAACCTGACGAAGATTTACCATTCTAATTATATATTGAGCATGGACACTTACATAGACATAGTGTCCATGCTCTTTCTTTTTAATAAAAAAATAACAAACGCATAGACAATGGCAATTAAGAAAAAAGAATTTGGAGATATTAAGAAACAGTTTTCTTCCTCCGCAAAATATAAACCACAAAGATTTCTTGACTTAGGGAAAGACTTCTTGGATGCAGTTGGATTACCTGGTCCTGCTATTGGTCATTTGAATATGTTCTTGGGACACTCAGATACAGGTAAAACAACCGCAGCTGTTAAATCAGCAGTTGCCGCTCAAAAAATGGGTGTACTTCCCGTTTTTATTATTACTGAACAAAAATGGAGTTTTGAACACGCAAAACTTATGGGTTTTGAATGTGATGAGATTATTGATGAGGAAACAGGTGAAGCAGATTGGGACGGATTTTACATATTCAACAACAACTTCAACTACATAGAACAGATTACTGATTATATCAATACGTTATTAGATGCTCAAGAAAAAGGTGAATTGGATTACAGTTTATGTTTTATTTGGGATTCAGTAGGTTCAGTTCCTTGTAAGATGACTTACGAAGGTAAAGGTGGTAAACAACACAACGCAGCGGTTCTTGCCGACAAAATTGGTATGGGTATCAACCAAAGAATTTCAGGTTCTCGTAAAGCGGATTCAAAACATGAGAACACATTGATTATTATTAATCAACCTTGGGTTGAATTACCTGACAATCCATTTGGTCAACCAAAAATTAAAGCAAAAGGTGGTGAAGCCATTTGGTTAAACTCATCTTTGGTATTTTTGTTTGGTAATCAAAAAGGTGCGGGAACAAACAAAATTTCTGCAACAAAAGACAAAAGAACTGTTAAATTTGCAATCAGAACTAAAGTATCTGTTTTGAAAAATCACATTAACGGTTTGGGATATGAAGATGGTAAAATTATTGTAACACCACATGGATTCTTGGCGGGTAAAGATGCCGCTGAAGAGAAATCATCTATTGAGGCTTACAAGAAAGAATACGCTGAGTATTGGAACCAAATTATTGGTTTGGACGGAGATTTTGATTTGAAAGAAGAAGTTGAACAAGCATAAAAACATTATAGTGGAAAAGACCTTATTAGTTGATGGAGACAACTTATTTAAAATTGGATTTCATGGTGTTAAAGAATATTATCACAATGGGAATCACATTGGAGGTCTTTTCCATTTTATCAATACTCTCCGTAGGCACTTAGACGAAAATAATTTTGATAAAGTTTTAGTGTTTTGGGACGGACCTGAGAACTCCGTAGTAAGGCAAAAAATATATCCCAACTACAAACAAAATCGTAGAACATCTCTCAACGAATTCCAAAAGGACAATTACTATTGGCAAAAAAACAAGGTAAAGAAATACCTTGAAGAAATGTTTGTCAGACAAGTTGAATTTGAACAATGTGAGGCCGATGATTTGGTTGCTCAATATTGTTTAATTGCTCCAAACGAGAAGAAGACTATATTCTCTTCAGACAAAGATTATTTGCAACTTGTAGATGAAAATACAACGGTATACGCACCTATTGCCAAGACTTACTATAAGTCAGGTGACAAAGTAAGAATATTTGAATATGAAATACCTGTCACTAATGTTCTGACTTACAAAATATTAACAGGTGACAAATCAGATAACATTGCGGGTATCTATGGATTAGGAGAAAAGAAACTCATTAAATTCTTTCCTGAATTACTTGACGAAACCGTTTCTATTGATGATATTTTAACCAAGGCAGAACTTTTAATAAAGGAGGACAAAGACAATAAGACACTTCAGAATCTCTTAACGGGAAAAACAAAAGAAGGAATATTTGGGAATGAGTATTTCCAAATCAATAAACAAATTGTCGACCTCAAAAATCCACTACTAACAGACGAAGCAAAAGAGATGGTTCAGGATTACTGTACCGAATCTTTGGACCCCGACGGAAGGGGTTACAAGAACCTTATCAGAATGATGACTGATGATGGTCTCTTTAAATACTTACCCAAATCAGATAATGCTTGGGTATACTTCATCACACCATTTTTGAAACTAACAAGAAAAGAAAAAAGAAAACACACACAAAACAAAAAATAATATGAAAGAACAAGAATCAGTAAAATTAGAATTTTTGATTACGTTGAACAACAACATTGTTATCCAACGTTTCTTCAATGTCAAAAACTACAACAATGATGCAAAGAATTCTCTAAACCTATATTGGTATTTAAGAGAATTTGCCGAAATGTTTGCGTATGACCTAAAAATGAAAACAGTTGTCTACATGATGGATAATCAAGAAGAAATTATGGAAGACGCATCGGTCTTATCAACTTCAATGACTGAAGGTGAAGAAGTATTTAACATTTATTTAAAGATTGGTGATATGACAATTTGTCAGAGACAGATTGATGCAAAAATCTACCCACCTAAAATAAGATACACCGTAGACATACGTCCGCAAGTAAAAACTGTATTGAAGGATTTGACTGACATTTTTTCAGACGAAAATTTAATTTACACTTACAACGGAATTAGTTTAGTTGGGTAATATTTATCAAATCCAAGAGGAGAATAAGTTATGTCAATGCAGAGAAATTTTGAGTATTTAGGTCAGTCATTTCAGTTACAGTTATTAAACCAAATTATAGTAGATAAAGATTTCACACATTCAATTATAGACGTAATCGAACCCTCCCATTTTGAAAACAAGTATTTCAAAACCATATTACAGATGGTGAAGGAGTATTATAAAAAATACTCTTGTTCACCATCATTTGAAACTTTAGAACAGATTTCCAAAAGTGAATTCCCACAAGAAATGATGTTGAGAATTTTGATGGACACCATCAAACAAATTCAAAACGCACCATTTGAAGGGGCTTCATTTGTTCAAGACAAAGCTTTGAAATTCTGTAAACAACAAGAACTTCAAAAGGTAATGACCAAAGCTCAAAAGATTATTGATGCTGGTGAGTTTGAAAGTTACGACAAGTTGGAGGAATTAGTTAGAGCGGCACTCCAAGTAGGTGAAAGAGACGGACATAACAATGACGTTTTCCATAACTTAGATGACGTTCTAAACGACGATTTCAGACATCCTATACCAATCGGTATTGGAGGTATTGATAAACTCTTAAAAGGTGGTTTGGCGAAAGGTGAGATTGGGGTAATATTGGCACCAACGGGTGTTGGTAAAACTACCATTCTAACAAAGATAGCCAATACGGCTTTTAACATGGGATACAACGTTCTTCAAATCTTTTTTGAGGACAACCCAAAAGTAATTCAAAGAAAACATTTTACAATATGGACAGGTATTGCACCTGATGATTTGTCGGCTCACAGAGAAGAAGTAATTGAAAAAGTAAAAGAAATTGAAGGTAGTATGGCCAATAGATTGATTTTACAAAAAGAGGCTTCGGATACTTTGACAATGAACCAAATCAAAAACAAAGTAAGAAAAATGATTGCCGATGGAGTTAAGATAGATTTGATTCTTATTGACTACATTGATTGTATAGTTCCTGATAAGAACCTAGGGGACGAGTGGAAAAGTGAAGGTTCTGTAATGAGAGGGTTTGAGGCTATGTGTCACGAGTTAAATGTTGCTGGATGGACAGCGACTCAAGGAAACAGAAGTTCCATATCTTCAGAAGTTGTAACTACCGACCAAATGGGTGGTTCAATCAAGAAGGCACAAGTAGGACACGTTATTATATCAGTGGCAAAAACTCTCCAACAGAAAGAAATGAAACTCGCAACAATTGCAATTACTAAATCCCGTTTAGGTCCGGATGGGGTTATCTTTGAAAACTGTAAGTTCAATAACGAATTGATTGAGATTGACACTGAAAGTTCTGTAACTTTCTTAGGTTTCCAAGAAAACAAAGAACAACAAAAGAGTGACAGAATCAAGGAACTTATGGAAAGAAGAAAACAAAGAGAAACAGGACCACAAACTGAACAAAATAATTTGAACTAATAAAAAAAAATTAATAAATTTAAAAAAATGGACGCATCACAAAAGATATTGTCAGACCTAACTGTCTACATGAAGTACGCAAAATTCACTCCTGAGTTGGAAAGAAGAGAAACTTGGGAAGAATTGGTTACAAGAAACATGAACATGCACATCAAAAAATACCCCCACATTGCAAGTGAAATTGTGGAGGTGTATAAGTATGTGTACGATAAAAAAGTATTACCTTCAATGAGGTCAATGCAATTTGGTGGTAAACCAATTGAGATTTCTCCAAACAGAATCTA